TGGTCTTGGAATATACGCTGTGACTTGATGTCCTGAAGGTTACGGGCTAATTCAGCTTCCTGTAACGCCCCTCGAGTACCACCAAATGCCCCTTGGCCTACTTGCCGAGCCGCTAACTGGTTTCTCGCCAAAGCTCCCTGTTTGTCCATCTCGGCCAGAGCAGCTTGCGTCACCTGTTGTTGGTAAGGATCCATGAACGGTTGTAGGCTTTCCGCTGTCATGGGAGTCGCAGAATCACGAACCATGTCTCCTGCTTCAGTAAAGTACGGTAGAAACGACCCTATCCCTTCTGCATCGGCAATCGCTGATTTCTGTATATCCGTTAAATCAGCTACTTTTTGATCAGGTAACGCGGACGGTGTTTCACCTCGCGCAAAGGATTGTTCTAATAATCTCCGTATATAGTTCTCTATAAACGGGGCTTGTCTATTTTGTGAAAATTGAACTGACATTATGCCATTCCCTCAAATCTGGACATTAAATCGTACATTCTTGCTGCGCCTAAATCACGGTTCCCGTTTCCTGCACCACGGACCGCTTTGGCGGTAAATACATATTCACCATCGGATAATCTTGCAGGAATACTATCAGAGGTTCCTGTGCCAGGTCCCATAATTTCTCCACCTCCTGCGGCATATACCTGTTGTCCGGGGTACATGTTTTGTAAATATTGCATGGCTTCACCTTGAGTTAGACCCATGTTACGCATTAGTTCTTGTGGAGTGAGCGTTTGGGTAATACCCGCTTCTCTTCTGGCAGCTTGACCTTCTGGAGAACGTCTTTCAGCTAAAGACATCTTAAAATAGTCTCTTCCAGATTCTCCTTCAGGGTCTATTGCTCGTTTTCTCTTACGTATGGTTTCTGGGTCTTCCTGTTCTTCTTGGAATTTCTTGGCATATTTGTACCCTAGATAAGAAGGTATCGCTGCTGATGCAACACTACCTAGTATTTTGCCACCAGATCCACCTAGAAAAGATCCTAAACCACTTAAAAAACTACCACCTGGTTGACCAGTTGCTGACCTTACTTGAGCAGGGGTTAAAGGAGCATTTGGTATGGTACCTTGGGGTACCCCTAGTTGTTGAAGTCTAGCCGAAGCTCCTTGCATCCCTAAAGTAGATAGTAAATTACTACCAGCAGTTCTTAAACCACCGCCAGCACCTCTAAGACCAGCCATAAGTCTACTTCCAAAAGTAGCACCTTGTGGCATGCCTGTGAAAGAACCTATCCCACCTTTTAATGCGGAACCACCAAAATATCCTGCCGCTGCACCGCCCAAGGCACCTTTTATTCCACCTTTTGTGCCACCCAATACTGCGCCAGTCGCTGCGCCTAATCTAGGATCGTATGCACCTATTATTACGGGTGCCGCTTTTTTAGCGAATTTAAGAAGTTTCTTAAAGAAAAACTCAGGTTGCCCTGTTATCGGGTTAATACTATTTAACGTGTTACCTACCACATAACGATTCGGATCTCTGATACCCATCATCTGCATCTGGCGGAACAGTTGTTGCTTGAGTTCAGGGTTAGAGTCTAATATTTCCGCTGGAACGACTGTCTCGCCTTCCGCAGCGTGTACCATGTACGTGTCGCCATAACGACCAAAACTAGCTAATCCACCCGCTATATTTTTAATTTCTTGTGTTTGCATTAGCCTACCTCATCCGTTAATGATGGCATTGGAGTGCCTCCTGACATTGGAGTTGCTGATTGCTGATCGAATAAATTTGAGCCACCATACCTTATAAATGAAGGACCTAAACCAAGTAGACCTTTAAGACCTCCCAGATTAGGTGGTTGTGGACCACCTTGCGGAGGTCTACCGATGCCTGGAAATCCTATACTAGGCGGAAAAAATCCACCTACTGGTGGCCTAAAATTTGGAGGCATTGGAGGTCTAAATCCCGGAGGTCTAAAATTTGGAGGCAATGCAGGAAGTCCACTTATTGGAGGTCTAAATCCCGGAGGTAGCCGATCAGCATCAGGTCCAATAACAAAATCGGGGATTTCAAATCCACCCCCCGGAGGCATTATTGGAGGTCTGCCCATACCTGGTGGCATACCGGGAGGTCTAAAACTAGGTGGGAACCCTCCTATACCGCCTGGAGGAAAACCTATGCTAGGCGGTCGAAATCCACCAAAAGGAGGAGGAAAATTACCTATCGGTCGTTGTATAGGTTGTTGTATGGGTGGCTGAAATCCGCCAAAAGGAGGAGGAAACTGATTAAAACCACCTAAACCTTGTCCTGAACTATACGCTTGGGCTTGAGGCTGAACTTGAGCTTGTTGCATCTGGTTCATTGTCTGACCTACAGGTGCTGTAGTATCAAGCATCCCCATTGAGGGTGCTGTAGGTTGAGAAACACCTGAAAGTTGTTGATTGCCCCCTAATTGAGTATCACCAGGGGCGGAAAACATGTTTGATTGCCCTATTGCCATTATCTTGTAACCTCTACATAACTTGCTACTACATCTAATATACTTGCGTTAGCAGCAGTGACTTTTAATATTTCAGATTCCTCCACTACCAAGGGCTGTGTCAGCAATTCCACCGTTGTATCAGTAGCCACTGCTTTTTCATTATATAACACAAATACAGTAGATGACGAGTCTGTTAGTGTTAGTGTTACTGTTGTTGCAGTAGAACCATCATCGTTTGATACTAAAATAGACTTAAAAATAGCGGTAGTAGGATCATTCGTAGATGCACTATTTGAGTCACCTGACACAAGACTTGCTGTATACAACGTGGTAGCAGAAGTAGCCAAGTGCCTTAATTTAGCATTTTTATAAAAAGTAGCCATTTAACCCATAAACCAGTTCATTGCCCTTGATTCATCTTTCCCTTCAATCTGCTCAGGAAAGTCCTTTTTTACCAAAGCAGTCTCAATATCCTTAAAAATGCCTTGGAACGTAACCGGGTCATACTTGTCGGATACGTCAGAAAAACTTACTTCTAGTAATTTTGCCATTATCTTCTCCCATCTGGACGTATATCTAACCGCAAATCGCCCAATGTCCATGTAGTATTTGGAGTGTCGCTTTCGACTCGAACCACTGCTTGCCTTGACCTAGCACGTAAAAACGCTTGCTGTGTAGAGGGAGTGACCGTTGAGGTAGAATTAGTAGCTAACGAATCTCCAGGGTAATTTCTTGTTTTTAATACATAATCTACAGATCCTGACAAAGCTACATCAGGAATTAGTCTTGTAATAAACATAAAATTATTGCCATCAGGGTCTAAGTCAAAGTCGGCTGACTCAATATATGATGTCATTGCGCTACCATCTGCATCTTGTGTGTTTTCATGTTCATAAACATACTGAGTACCACTATCAGACCCTGCACCTCGAGGGTTAGAGTGAATTCCAAAATCTACCCACGCAGTTCTGGATAACGTGCCAATGTCCCATGTACCTTCCGTAAAATTAAATTTCACATAACGGTCGTTTTCTTCACTTCCTGATGATGGGTAAAACCAGAAAACCTCATCAAACATTTTGTTAGACCCTGCAACAATCTTGTCAAATTCATCTGTATTAATATCATCAAATATATACCGTAACACAGTACATGGAATCACTTCAGAACGTCCCGTATACACATGAAAGTTTTCTCGAGACATCCAAAACACTTTATCAGCTACCGTTACAACTGCATTTGGACTAATTAATGACGTATTACTCGCAGCTAATGCAAAACTAAATATGTTAGGAGGTCCTACAAAACGCATGACATGGGTGTTTACATCGGTATAAATCAGTATTTCTTGTCGGGTTCTAATCGCTCTAACAATCTTTGAGCCAGAAGATAATGTCATACCTCCTGCTGTATTAGTAAGTGTTGGGTTCCATTCAAAAGGGTTTTCCTGATCTGACCATCGAACATGTAATAAATTTTGTGCAGTAGCACCTAACTCGTTACAGCCCATACAAACAACATGTCTATCCTCTCCTGATATCATTATTTGCCGTGTAATAGTAGGTGCTTGTGATGCGCCAGTTTGGGCTGACAATGCGGTTGCTCTGGTTCCTGTAGTTAAACTCTTATCCCAATAATATGGTATATCATCTATTGGGTTAAAAAATAAATCTTCACCATAATTATCTTGAAACCATAATCTTAACGACCCAGTGGCTGATGTAGCATCAGACGCTTCACCCCACCCGGTAAATTCATTCGCTTCTTTTACAAGGTCGCCACTGCTATGAGCAGCAGCGGTAGTGTTTCTTGCCCCTCGAACAACCCCAGCATCAAGCGTGTTAGTGCTTTTACCCGTATACTGAATTAATTCGTTATTAACTAATATTAAACCTACAAATGTAACTGTATCGTTATCATCATGAGCAGCTACTGTCGTACCATCCATTCCTCTGGTTAACCCACTAAATGTATTCGTAGTATCGTCTTTTGCGGTATACAGGATGTTTTCGCTATCTATTTTAATGGTTCCTTTTGCAGGAAAACCAGAAGTAGCATCTACTATTATTTGCGTATCATTAACTGTAACACCCGCACTGTTGTTTACCGCACTAGACGCTGTTTCAAAATCAGAAGCACTTGTTAACGCAATAGAAGTAGCAGAATTAGTAATATCTCCACCTAAAGTAGTAGAGGACGGTTGAGCGGTAGTTGTACCGCCCCATAATCCTGCACCCCAGCCAGTACCCGCTACCGCAGAATTTAACCCCGTGTTAATTTCATATCTTGCAGTAACTGTTCCACCCCCTGAGCCATTACCGTCTGCTGCATCTCCTGTATCTACTGTATATTTTGAAGAACTAATAACTGATGTGATTTGTAGGTTTGTATTAATAGAAGACCCTGCTACACCGTTAAATGTAATAGCCCCTGAAAAAGTAACATAATCTCCTTCTGCTGCACCGTGATTAACGTCTGTAACAGTTAATACAGAACTACCAGTTGTTGATTCAAAAGGATCAGTTAAGTTTTCTTCAGTAGCTCGTAGTGGCGTTATATCATTAAAATCATCACCTTGTTCTATGAAAAACTTTTCACTAGTCCCCGTTCCCATAAACTTAGAACCATCTAAAGCTACCCAACAAAACAAAGAGCGTGGAGTTCCTTTAATCCCTTTACCTGAAGTCGATGACAACTTAGTCCAACCGCCCATTTTTTCAGGGCGACCCTTCCTGAAACGAATTAAACTCGAGTCAAACCACCCCATCTCATTACCATAAGAGGTTGTTTCTTTATTAATTCCTGGTTTAAATGTTAGTTTAGCTAATGGCATCACTCTACTCCAAACTTCGGATCTCTTTGCACATCAAAATCTGTTTTAAATACATCGGATAACGAGGCATCTGGCCTGTATTCCATATAATTATCTACATTGCCACCATATTGACCAAGGTCGCCTCCTCCATACGCTAGTTGTTGATACGCATTCGGGAAGTTTCGTAACCCCATAGCTTGTGGTGCTTGCACTCCGGGTTGCATCATACCCATCATACCTTGTCCTAGCATCATACCCGTAGTCAGGTTATTACCAAGGCCAAGTGCTCCAATGCCTGATTTTGCGCCAGACGCTCCTTTAAAAAACCCTGCTCCAGGTAAAGAACGTAATCCTGCGCTTATTCTACTACCTAGAGTAATACTATTTGGATTAACTGGTCCTACAAATGAAGTAGGCACTCCAGCTTTAAATCCTTGCATAAACCTTCCTGAGCCATAACCAGAAAGACCACCTAAAACAGCACCTTTCAAACCTCCCTGAGCACCGCCTAGTCCTGCACCAACTGCGGCACCAAGATAAGGATTTATCGCTGATGCACCTATTGTTGCAGCAGTAGATAGTATTTTTCCAAAAGTAGAGTCAAAAAAACCTTTTTTATTTTGTTGTTTTTGGCCTAGCCCTCTCAGCCCATAATCTGCGGCCTGAAGCACCGTGTCCATCTTCAGCCCCTCTGGGATATTGCCTGTATCCAAAAACGTCTTTAACTTGGGATTGTACTTATCCGCCCAATCACCCATCTTTTCGTAAATTTCTTTGTACCCACCAGACTTATCGCCTTTGTTAAACTTGTCTCGAGAATACTTAATCTTGTCTAAAATATTGCTTTCGTTCCAACCATAGTTGGCTAAACCTACCCCATACGACCCAGCATAAGGTAAATTCTTAGCATTATATTGATTATATCGGGTGCCAAGAAGATACTCAGGTTTCGCCCAGGAATACGTGGCTTTGCCAAGACTAGCCAGCCCACCAGCATTTGACTCCTGTTGAGCAGCACTTTGCTGTTGAGCTTGTTGAACAGCACCAAGAAAAGGATTATTAATCACTCTTCCATCGGGTAATGTTATTTTAGCTTCCACTTATCCCCTCAATAAAACTGTTACTAATGTCCCCGCTACACCAGATGTTAACAGAACACCGATTGTGGTCATTAGCATACGAAAATCTTTTAATTCTTGTTTTAACTCTGCTAAATCATTAAATATCGTTTTGTCACGCTCTTCGCAACGTGCAACATGGGCTTCGAGCCGAGCGGTTAGTTCATGTAATCTTTCGGTGTTTTCCATTAGTCGGCATCCGCTATAGTAATTGTTCCTGCCTCAGATAATCGTTTAATAATGGCATAATCTGTGTTCGCTTCGTCTAATGGAACCGCATATTTCACACCATCTACTGTCATCGCAATGCTGTCTTTATTATTTGTTCCTATAACATTAACGTATTTAAAAGTGCCTGTTTTGATTTTTTCTTCGTCCATTTATAACTCCGCACTTGCTGTTGAGCCATTGCCCCAAGAAGCATAACTTCCTGCTGAATTATACACTCCACCAGAAAGCACACTAATTTGTTGTTGCGTACCTGTATGGCCTGTCATTGTAGGAGCAGCTCTCATAGGTACTGGAAAATGCCAATGCGAATAATTGAAACCACTTCCTGTTACACTTGACCCATACAATATTGCATTACTAGCTGCTCTCTGCAAATAATACCTTGCACACCGAGAAAGATTGTCTTTATAAGATTCATACTGAAAATCAGTAGCCGTATTGCCGAGTTCCATCTGTACGCCAGTCAGGTAAAAGTTGTTTGATGTATCATCCAACACATTGACTTGACTACTATTACAAGAATTAGCAGCTGTGTAAGATTCCCAAGATGTTGCAAAAGTGCCACTTGTTCTGTCCGAACCTGCTAATAACCAAAACCATAATGCAAACCCTTCTGAATTATCGTCTGGAATAGCCCCTGTCGTATCTCCCGCAAATGTACAAGTGTGGTATTCCCAAGTATCTGCTGACGCGATTGTGTAAGTAGAACTAATAAGTCTGTTATTACCATCCGCATCATCTTTTTTATACAAAGTAACTGTATGCACTCCAGTTTTAGGAGAACGCACCCAAAAAGATACCGTTACTGCTTTAGCTTGGGCATCTCCTTGATTCAGCGATTGCAAGTTTAGTCCCTCAAAGCGTTGTTGAATTAGTAAATATTCATTTACATCAGGGGTACTTGTCTCTGCTGTCGTACAATCAATTTTCATACTGTTCGCAAAACCATCGGGTGTTTCTGCGTCTTGGGACATTGTAAAACGTCCTTCCATATTATCTGTTGAAATTCTCCATCTATCTTGCACAAAATATCCTGACGCTGCACCTAAACTTGAAGAACTAGTTGCTCTCTGGCAAATTGCCATATCACCATTAATAATAAAATTCTTGCGTTCTCCTTGCTGATAGGACGCTTGGGCTGCTGCTTTTCGTGTTTTACTAACCATTAGTCTGCATCCGCTATAGTGTTACCTTGTGCTACCCATGCTTGTAATTTTCTGTAATCTCTATTCTCAATATCTATAGGAACATACTTAACAATACCATCCATGGTTACAATTACATTATGTGGTTTTGTTTCGTCCATCAAAGGTCGCCCATATTTTGCTGCGGTAATTGTCATAATTCTGCCTCCAATACAACCATTGCATGCCATCCGTAGGTATTTCCTAACGAAGTCCAAGTGCTTACATGAAACCTTGCAGCAGTAACTACTGTTCCATAAGGGTCATTTCCATTAACAGCACTTCCTCCACTAGAAGACCAACGAGTAATTTTTCCAGAAGTACCTGCACTGTCAAATAAAGTCATAGTAGGTGTTTTGTGCATCATGGTAGGATTAGTTTCTGTTAACCACACATACCTATTAGCTGTACCAACATCCCACCCCCACATCATCATTATTCCTGCGGCATGATATGTAACAACTTTTGTTGTGCCGTTATACATATCTTGCCCCGATGTATAAGCATTACGAGAATCATAATAATGGGCTAGACACAATTGACCTTCGTTGTCTCTGTTCACAAATTCAAAATCTGTCGCCACATTGCCTAACTCTAGCTGACATTGGCCTATGTATAATATATCATCAGCGTCATTGTCTACGCTGTTTGACCAAATCATAACGGCTACATTTTTACCACTACTGGCATCCAACGCTGCTGTAACACTGTATTTAGCCCAACTTGTAGTTACGCTTAAATTTGCAGGAGTATTCTCTAAAGTCCAATTAGTTACGACCGAAAAGTTTGTATCAGCCCCATTCCAAGCATTTACTAAATCACTTGTTGGAGCATCTGCTGTGCCAGACCATGTGACAATAGCTGCTCTAACATCATCTAATCTTGTTGTGTTGCTAACTTTAGCTTGGAAAGATAACGTCACTGTATTACCAATAATAGGTACAGAATTTTGATTTGTTATTATTTGTACTACACCAAACTTTTTATCTACTGTTTCTACTTCCAATGCCAAACTATATTTAGCATTATCTGGGCTAGTAACATCTACTAATTGGGGGTCTACTATGTCGTTACCATCGCTTAATAATAACCACCTATCAGGCAAACAATAAGTATCATCGCTGTTAGCTGGAACTGAAGTTGATATTACTTTATTAGTGCCATGTCGTGCAGATATTTGAAAATCCCCATTAATTAAATGGTTTTTTCTTCTCTGAGGAAACGATGCGTCTGCTGCTGCTTTTCTTGCTTTACTAGGCATCGGCTAATTGCTCATCAGTTGGTTTAGATAATGAAGGGTGTTTCCATTCTCTAATATAATCACCTTTTCCGTCACTATCGTTTTGAACTAAAATTGTACCTTTAGCTGAAACATCAAAATCTTCATTGGTTAAAGATGGGTATATTTTTTTAATTTTATTTACTAAAGACATTATCCTGACCTTGACACTAAAAATGCTTCAAAATAAGTT